TGATTTTTTCTTTACTTCTCTATATGCAAGATTTTTAATATATTCTAAAACTATAAGTCCATTTTTAAAAGTTTTAATATTTTTATTACCGTAAGGAAGTGTAAGATTAAAGTAAGTGAAGTAAGGGTTTGTTATTGAAATTGCGTTTGCAAGAAATAAAACTCTAACATCACGAAGACGGGCAATTGATTCATAAAATTCAAGAAAATGTTCAACTTCATTTTTAAAATAATGATAAGAAGAACCTGAATCAATTATAAATTCATCATATATAATAGTTTTAACTTTGTCAAATTCAGCAGATTTTAAAATTAAAGCTGTTGAAAGACTTAAAGCATACCCGCATATTTTATCATCACAGTAAAGTTTATCACCTGAAACTCTAAATTTATGATCAGGAAATTCATTTTTTATTTTCTTAAAGAATTTTGCGTCTTTTTCATCACCAACAGATTCAGATAGTTCAGTTTTATATCGTCTTAAATAAACAAACTGTTCACCCTTCTTTAAGAAACGCCTTATACAAAAGTTTTTAGCACTGTAAGTTTTACCAACCCCACGCTCACCAATTATAAAATAATATAATGAATTATAAGTTAATGTAGGACTTATATCATAATAAATTGATGACATTTTATCACCTTCTTTCAAAATAAAAAACTAAAGTATTAATGAAAGTTATAAAGCAGAAGAATCACAACATTAACAAGCAAGAACCTTCTTCAGGTTGATATATCTTGCATTGTTTACTTTAAATTAAACGATCATTTACTTTAGTTATAAGTGATAGTCCTTTTTATCGGTTTTATATCACAATTTCATTTTATCAAAAATTTTTAAAATTGTAAAGAAAGTGTACATTTTTAAAAATTTTAATAAAAAATGTTGATTTAAAAATTTTACTGATATACAATGAAAGCATAGAAGGGAGAATCACAAAAATGAAAAAGAAAAAATTAAATTTATTAAAATTAATATTTGCTAATTTAAGTTTATTTAGTATATTTTGTTTTATAGGTTTATTAATACCAAATAATTTTAGAATAGTATTAGTATGGTGTTTTTCATATTTTTCAATAGCTGTTTTATTTAATTTATTTATAACAGAAAAAGGTGAAAAATAATGATTATTTTTATAAGTGCAATTATAATAATTATAATTTGCATAATATTATATTATATTGATTAAGTGAAATATTGGAGAAAATAGAATGAAAGATAGAATATTAGAAATATTAGAAGATACTTTTTATTTTATTATAATTTGTTTACAATGTATAGGTATAACAATTTTAATATGTTTATTAGGTTTTATATCAATAATGATAATAGTTAAGATAATAGAATTTATAGGAGGTTTATTATAAAATGATGTTAGATAGATACGATTATGAAATAGAAGATGTTATATTACCTGATGAAAAGAATGAATTATTAGAATTAAAAAAAGAACTTGAAAAGTTTAAATTACAAGATAAAATAATAAAAGAAGAACTTGAAAGAATTGATGATAGAAATGATTATAAATTAACATTATTTAAAACAAGATTTAAGTTAAGAATGGAGAATGTTTTTAAGAATGAATAAAATATATTTACTATTATATAATATAGAAACACATAAACAATTTTTTAAATATTTTGACTGTTCTTATGATAAAGAAAAATTTAAAAGAAAATTAAAATATAGTAAAAAAATAATGATCATTGAAGATTCTGAAGAATTAAATTGGCTTGGTTAATAAAAACTACTTATTAGTAGTTTACACCATATAAGTTAACCCTATTATATATTTTATATTTAAAGAATAATTTTAGATAATAACCAAAAACCTCATCTAAATATTAATTTAGTGTTTTGACTACTATATTAATTTATACTTATATAAACTTATATGGTGTAAAGTGCTAATAAGCACTAGAAAGGAGTAAAATTTTATGGACAGAGTTGTACCTTTTTCAACAGAAAGAATAACTAACCCTTATGATCCACCATACCATAATGGAATTGATCTTGGGTGGCGAACTGATGAAGAAATGAACAAAGTTTATTCAAATTGTTATGGTGAAGTTATTGAAGTTCAAAGAGATCAACCACATGAACCCAGTTCAAGAAAATGGGGAAATTATGTTTTAGTAAGACATACTAATGGAATGCACAGTCGTTATTGCCATTTACAAAATAATATACCTGTTAATGTTGGTGATATAGTTACTGACGGAACTGTTATCGGTGTGGAAGGTGATTCAGGTGACGCTGAATTTAGACATTTACATTTTGAAGTTTCTGATTCTTCTTTAAATAGAATTGATCCTACACCTTATTTAACAGAAGAAATTTCACCTTCTGAAAGTAAAACACTTGATGAACTTGCTATTGAAGTTATTCAGGGTTTATGGGGAAATGGTGAAGAAAGATACGAAAGATTAACAAGTGCTGGTTATGATTATTATGCAGTACAAAAAAGAGTAAATGAAATATTATCAGGTGAACAAGAATATTATACTATTAAGTCAGGTGATACTTTATCTGAAATAGCAGTTATGTTTAATACAACAGTTGTAAGACTATGTGAATTAAATAATATAACAGATCCTAATGTAATTTATGCTGGTGATACTATAAGAGTAAAATAGAAAGGAATAAATTTATGAAAATTACACTTGAAATTAAAGAGAATAAAAACGGAAACATTAATGTTACTATTAATGAATTAAAAAAGAATAAAACTACAAAAGACAGTGAATATAACACTGCAATTAATGTTTATAATGCAATATGTAAAACATTAAAAGAAATGGAGAAATAAATTAAAAACAAATTTAAGTTATCATGAAATTCAAAAAATTACAAAAGAAATAATGAAAGGAAATAATTAGTATGAATAATGAATTAATGCTTAATAATAATGATTTAAAAATTTATAGTAGTGTAAAGGCAACTACTGTTGAAGAAAGAAAAACTGTATATAATGCTTTAGAAAAATGTGATGTACTACTTAATGACATTGTAGGTACTGAAATAAATGTAAAAGATTTTTATATTGAAGAAAGAAACAGAGAAGAAGAAAACGAAGAAACAGGAGAAGTTAAGAATGTAACTAAATATAGAACAATACTATTTGATCTTGACGGAAAAACTTATGCTACAGGATCTTACGGCGTTTATAATGCTTTAAGAAGAATTTGTCTTGTTTATGGTGAACCTACATGGAATGAAGGTGTTCTTGTAAGAGTTGAAAAGAAACCAATAGGAAATGGAAAAAGTCAACTTACTTTAGTTTTAGTGTAGAATATTAATTCTACACTTTTTTATAGAATAGAAAGGAAAAAAGGTATGAAAACAAGAAGAAACATATATAATAATTTAGAAGAATCACCTTATATAACAAAATTTAATGATTTTAAATTTGTATTTTCTTCTAAATTTTATCAATGTAAATTTGAAGAAAGTTTACTTGATTATATAAAAGCAGAATCAGATAAATTTAAAAATAAATATTCTGTTAATATTAATTTAACTGATTTACTTGCTTTTAATTTGTATAGAAAAATAGAAAAAAGGGGTTGTTATTGTATATATAATAACAACAATATTAATAAATTTATTATAAAAAATAAAATGAATTGTTTAATTCAAGTAAGGGAGTGATTTTTTTGATTCGTTATAATAAAGAATTAGTTAATAAAATAAATAAAACGGTTCAAAATTATAATGCTAAAATAAGAAGACTTGAAAAACTAAACCCTAGTTTATCACTACCTGAAAAAATAAGTGCTAAAAGTTTAAGAAATATGTCAGATACTAGACAAGAACTAAATAGAAATTTACAAAAATTAAAAAGATTTTCTAAGCGTGGTTCTGAAAATAATATAATGTTACCAACAGGTGAAATAATAAGTGAATATGAAATAAAAGAATTAAAAAGAGAATCAGCAAGACTTCAAAGAAACTTAACAAGAAGAATAAATGAACTTGCAAGTACTACACCAAAAGTTGCAGGAATAAAACAAGATTATACATACGCAGAAATGGGTGACATGCGTCTTAATAATATGATCACTAAAAGAGATACACTTGCAAGAATGAGTAAAAATTTATTAAAAACAGGAAGTTTGAAAAACTTTACTAAATTAATTGAAACTACAAGAAACAAACAAAATTATCAAATAAGTATATTTAGAAATAATTACATTGATAAAATGTTTGCTTTTCAGGGTTATACTATTGGTTACGATAGAGAAAAAATTAATACTATAAAAGAAAAACTTAATAAACTATCTGATAAAGACTTTTTAAGATTTTTTGATGAAGAAAAAATAATGCAAATGTTCAGAGATAAATACATTGATTCAACTAAATTAAAAGGTGACGCATACTTTTCTTATGAAGAAGAAATGAATAATATGTTTGATGAACTTTATAATAATATTGATGATTATTTAAAAGACTATAAATCTTTTAATAATGCGTAGATTTACAGCTGATTTTGAAACCAATGTTTCTGAAGAAGATTGCAGGGTTTGGGCATATTCAATTTGCGAAATTGGAAACATTGATAATTTTATTTATGGAAATAGTGTTGAAGATTTTTTAAAATGGTGTGCTAATAAAAAAGAAAATTACACATTATATTTCCATAATTTAAAGTTTGATTCTGAATATATTATTTCATATTTACTTCAAAATGGTTATGAAGTAATTAAAGACAAAAAAGAAAGACGAAATAATACATTTACAACAGTTATAACTGACATGGGGCAATTTTATGCAGTAGAAATATATTTTGAAGTTAAGAAAAATAAAGTAAATAAGGTTACTATTTATGATTCATTAAAACTTATTAATAAATCAGTTTCTGATATTGCAAAAGATTTTGACTTACCTATAAGAAAACTTAATTTAGATTATAAAAGAATAAGACCAGAAGGTTATATTTTACAAGACTATGAAATAAAATATATTAAAAATGATGTTACTATAATGGCTATGGCACTTGAAATTTTATTTAAAGAAAATTTAACAAAAATGACAATAGGAAGTTGTGCTTTAAGTAACTATAGGAAAATGACAAAATATTTTATGACTTATTTTCCTTCACTTCCTATTTCAATTGATAAAGATATAAGACAAAGTTATAAAGGTGGTTTTACATACCTTAACCCTGCTTACAAAGAAAAAGTTGTTAATAATATAATGGTACTTGATGTTAATTCACTTTACCCTTCTGTTATGAAGTATTGTTTACTACCACACGGGCAACCACTTCCATTTAAAGAAAAATACACTGAAGATAAATTTTACCCCTTATATGTACAACAACTTTCATGTACTTTTGAACTTAAAGAAGGTATGATTCCAACAATTCAATTAAAAAATAATTTATCTTTTTTACCAAATGAATATATTGAATCAAGCAATGGTGAAATTGTAACATTAACACTTACTTCTGTTGATCTTGATTTATTTTTTAAACATTATAATGTTACTGTTTACGCATGGCATGGTGGTTTTAAATTTCAAGCAGTAAAAGGTTTATTTACTAATTACATTAATTATTGGACTGATAAAAAAATAAATTCTAAAAAAGAAGGAAACAAAAGTTTATATCAAATAAGTAAATTAATGCTTAATTCATTATATGGAAAAATGGCAACTAACCCTATTGTTAGAAGTAAATACCCTTATATTGAAGACGGAATTGTAAAATATGCACTTTACCCTGAAGAAGAAAAGAAAAGTTTATATATACCTGTTGCAACTTTTATAACAAGTTATGCAAGAAAAAAGACAATAGAAACTAGTCAAGCAATAAAAGATTATACTATTAAAAATTATAATGAAGACTATTACATTTATTCTGATACTGATTCAATTCACATGAAAAAGTTAGATCCTGAAGAACTTTCACAGTTTGTAGAAGTTGATGATTTTGAACTTGGAAAATGGAAAATTGAATCAGATAATATTAAAGTTGCAAAATTTTTAAGACAAAAATGTTATATTGAAATTGATGAAAATGATGAAAAGAATGTAACAGTTGCAGGACTACCTAAACGCTTGGCAAAATATGTCACAATTGATAATTTTAAAGAAGGTTTTTCAATACTTGCTAAAGACACTGAAAAAGAACATAAATTTACTTATAAACATGTTAAGGGTGGCGTTTTATTAGTTGACACTGACTTTTCTATAAAGTATAATGAAAATAGAAAGAAGGTTGAAAATTGTGAATGATTTAATACAATTAATTATTAATAATGGTATAGGTGTTGTTTGCGTTGCATATATGATATATTTTCAAAATTCAACTATGAAAGAAATGAATAAAACTTTAACTGAAATAACAACTTCACTAAAACTTATGAATCAAGACATTGAAGAAATAAAAGGAAAAATGAAGTAATGGCTGATTATACTGCAAGAATTGCACCATTTATAAATGAAACATTTTATGTAACTTCAGCACAACCATATTACCCTGACGGAACACCTCACGGTGGTTTTGATATTTCAACAGGAACTAATTCACCTGTTTATTCAATGGTTGCTGGAACTGTTTTATATAGTCAATTTAATACTGGTGGTTATGGAAATTGTATTGTTATAAAAGGTGATGACGGAAATTCATTTTTATACGCACATTTAAGAGATTTACCTTTAAAAAATGTTGGTGATACTGTTGCTATTAATGAACAAGTTGGAGTTGAAGGCACGACTGGAACGAGTACGGGCATACATTTACATGTAGAATGGCAGGTTTTAAGTTCAAGTGAATCTTGGAACTGGAGTATTCCTTATGTTGATAGATTACATGTTGCTGATTTTATGGGAATACCAAATACTTATGGAATAAGTGCAATTTATAATGGTGTACCACCTACACCACCAACACCTACTTTTAGAAAAAGTAATTTTCCGTGGGTATTATATTCAAGAAGAATAAGAAATAGAAATGTCAATATTATGTAAATATACATAATGTTGACATTTTTTATTTTCCTTATTATAATTAATAATAGAAAGGAGAATTAATATGTATAGTATTGATGAATTGAAAGTCTTAATTGACAAAATTAAAGAAGGACTTGATGAAACTACTAGTGCTTTAATCTCTGAAGACTTACTTTCAATAATTAGTAATTACCAACTTGCACTTGATAAAATTGCAGAAGTAACTGAAGAACTTGAAAAAGTAAAAGTTGATAATGAAGAATTACTAAAAGTTAATGGAAGACTATTCCAAAAAATAGGTTTTGAAGAAGATATAAAGGACGAAAGTGCAGAACTTCCTTCTGAAGAAAATGAAGAAATTACTTTAGAAGAAGTAATTGATGAGAAAGGAGATTTGATTTAATTATGGCAGATAATTTACCAAAAGGTGCGAAGGTCTTTAATGTTATTCGTGCAAATTCATCTGAAGTTTTCATGAACACAGTACCTTCAGCAACTAAAGACAATGTTCAACAAATTAAGAACATATTATTTAATGACAGTTATCAACCAATGCTTAATGAATTTGTAAATAATTTAATAAACAGAATTGGTTTAACTATCATAAGAAACAAAAGTTTCAATAACCCACTTTCTATATTCAAAAAAGGTTCTGTACCACTTGGAACAGATATTCAAGATATTTATGAAAACCCTGCTCAAGCTGAACAATATGAATATAGTAATACAGCTATGGCTAAACTTTTAACAATAACTGATCCTGATACACATGTAGCATACTATAGAAGAAACAGACAAGACTTATACACTAAAACTATTGCAAGAGAAGGACTTCAAGGTGCTTTCGTTAGTTGGGAAGAATTTGAAAACTATATTGCAGGAATAACAAACAGTCTATATTCAGGAAACTATATTGATGAATTTAAGTACACAAAACAATTAATTGACGGTGCTTATGATAATAACAAAGTTATTCAAAAAGTAGTAACTAACCCTACTTCAGAAGCAACAGCAAAAGCATTTTTAAAAGAAATTCGTGCACTTTATGACATGATGACTTTTCCTTCAACTGAATATAATGCTTATAGTAAATTCAGTGGTGCAAAAGGAACTGTTACTACATGGACTGACGCAGATAGAATTTGTTTTATAGTTCGTGCAGACGTAATGGCAGAAATTGACGTTGACGCACTTGCTAGTGCATTTAATATTGATAAAGCTAACTTCATAGGTAGAGTTATTAAAGTTGACAAATTTGAAAATGAAGAAATACTTGGTGTTGTATGTGATGAATCTTGGTTACAAATATATGACAACATATTCAGATTCGACGAGTTCTACAACGCAAGAACAATGAGTTGGAATGAATACTTACATTCATGGTCAACTTTCGCAATATGCCCTTTTAGTAACGCAGTAATGCTTGTTACAACTGCAAGTAAACCTGTTACAGCAATAAGTGGTTCTGATGTAAGTGTTGTTGAAGACGCAACTGCTACATTCACTGTTACTTTAACACCAGCAGACGCAACAAGTGAATTAAGTTATGTTTCATCTGATGAATCAATATTCACAGTTGAAAAAGCAACAAATACAACTGCTACTGTAACTGGTGTAAAAGCAGGAACTGCAGAACTTACTGCAATTGCAGACAATGGTGTAAAGAAAACTGTTGATGTTACTGTAACTGAAAGTGAATAATTAAAAGACTAGTTACAAACTAGTCTTTTTTAAAATAAAGAAAGGAAATGAAAAATGATAAATATTATACCACAAAGTGAAGTAAGATTGCTTAAAACACCTTTAGAAAAAGATAGTGAACATACTTTAAACTTTAATAGTTTACAAGATCAAAGTGCTTATTTTTTATCAAAGGTTCAAAAAACTTATACAGATTTTACATATATAAGAGAACAACAGGCAATAGTAGTTCCTGATAATTATGATACTATTTATACATGTAATTATTTAATGTATAGGAATAATGGTTTTAATAATAAATACTTCTATGCTTTTATTACTAAAATGGAATATGTTTCAGAAAATAGTACGCGTATATATTTTGAAATTGATTCAATGCAAACATGGTACTTTCAAATTAATTTTAAAGAAGTTTTTATTGAAAGGGAACATGTTTCTGATGATACTGTAGGACTTCATACAGTACCTGAAAACTTGGAACTTGGTGATTATATAGACCAAACAGTAAGTTCTGAAGAACAAGACAGTTTTAACTATCTAAATTCTAATTCAAGACCACTTGTTGTTGTAAGTGTTACACAAACAGGAATAAGTGCAATTGATTCAGGTGTAGGAAGACAATATAATGGTATATATTCAGGACTTATTAATATTGCGTTTCCAAACCCTTCAAGTGCAGAAACATTTATTCTATATTTAGATAGTAAATTTTCAGAATCACCTGTTGTAAGTGTATTTTTAGCACCGTGGCAACTTGCAAACCCTAATTTATCTGACTGGGACACTTACACAGATCCAAACCCTGCTTTGTCTTTTGTATATAAAGAAGTACCATATTCAACAGACCTTACTTTTTTAAAGTCTTCTTCTTTAAGTAAAAATAACTTAATTGATAATGACTATATACCAACAAACAATAAACTTTTAACTTACCCATATAAATATTTTGTTGTTGATAATAATGTTGGTGGTTGTTTTGAATACAAATATGAATATTTTAGTGATTCAACTTGTAATTTTCAAACAAATGGTGCTTTGTCTGTCGGTTGTTCAATTAAAATAAGACCTATTAATTATAATAAGAAAACAGGACTTAATAACTTATATTCAATAGACGCATCAAAATTACCTACTTGTGCTTATGTAAATGATTCTTTTACAAATTATTTAACTGCAAACGCAGTAAACTTACAACTAGGTATGGGTGTTGATATAGTAAAGGCAGGTGTAAGTGCTTATGTAGGTGACGCAAAAGGAATTGCAACTTCTGGTTTATCAATTGCAAATACACTTTCAGAAGTATATTCAAGAAGTAAAGTACCACTTACTGCACATGGTGGTGCGAATCAGGGTGACTTCACTTTTTCAAGACTTGCAAGTTTTAATGTTTACAGAAAGTCTATAAAAAAGGAATTTGCTATGATCATTGATAAATATTTCAATATGTATGGTTATAAAGTCAATTTAGTTAAATTACCTGAAATAAATTCAAGAAGAAATTATAATTATATAAAAACAATAGGTTGTGAATTTACAGGAGATATACCACAAGAAGACATGCAAAAAATAAAAGACATTTTTAATAACGGAATAACTTTTTGGCATAATGCAGAAAACTTTTTAAATTATTCTGTTAATAATGATATAATGTAATTAAGGTAGGTGAAGAATATGAATAATTATAAAAGTGAAACAGAACTTGCTATGTTTTTAAATAATGCTACTTATAATGATTATTATGATAGATTAAAATTAATAGCAGTTTCATTATTTAATTGGGACAATATTGAAAAACATGCAGGAGTTGGTTCAAATAGGTTTTTAGAATTATGTCTTTATAATGACGGTCGTGCTTGTTTTATTAAAGATCCTAAACTTGGTTATCTTGCAATTCATGCTAACCCTTCTGACAAACTTAATGTTTATCAGTTACCTGAAAAAATTCAAGCATGGTCTGTTGGTTATACTAAACAATTTGATTTTGATGATGTTGTATATATTATGAATAATGAATTAATGCGTCCAACTCGTAACACTATTGAACTTTTTGCATATAGATTATATGAAACAGAAAGAACAATTGATGTAAACTTAAAAGCACAAAAAACACCTGTTTTACTTGAAGGTGATAAAAAAACTATGCTTACACTTAAAAACGCATACATGCAATATGACGGAAATATACCTTTTATTTTTGGAAGTAAAACTTTTGAACTAGGTAGTAAAATAAATGCTTTAAAAACTGACGCACCTTATTTAATTGATAAATTAGAACTACACAAACACGAAATTTGGAATGAATGTCTTACATTCTTAGGAATAGATAACGCAAACACTGATAAAAAAGAAAGACTAATTACTGATGAAGTAGAATCAAACAATGAAATAATAAAATATTATTTAAACTGTTTTTATAAAACAAGAAAAAAAGCATGTGATGAAATAAATGAAAAATTTTTAAAAGATTCAGAAGACAAAATAAAAATTTCACTAAATAATGAAATATTAGATTTACTAAATATGACTGAAAATGATATAATTAATTATAGTAATGGTGGTGAAGAATATGAGTAAATACACTATTAGTATTAAAAATTTAATGAAAAATAATTTTGATTTCGGTCTTACTGATTACCCTATTTTTGATGAAAGCTACCGTGACATATTAAATAATAATATTCTTTACTACTATTACGAAGACGAAATAGGACTTGAAACGCCAGAACTATTTAAAATATACTTAAATAGAACATTAAATAGAATAATGCCTTATTATAATAACTTATACTTAGCACAAAAGAATATTCTTGATACAGGCTTATTTAATAATGTTAATTACAGTGAAACAAGTAATAGAAATGTTAATACTACTGCAAATTCTAGTTCTAATAGTAAAGGAAAAGGACTTTATCAAGATACACCACAGGGACAAATATCAATGACAGAATTTGATGATCAACATTATGCAACTAACTTAACACTTAATAATAATCAAAATAGTGATACTTCAACAGGAAATTCTGTTGATAGTTATATAAGAACTATAACAGGAAATAATGGAAACCGTTACCCTGTTGAACTTCTAAATGAAGTAAGAAATAATTTAGTTAATATTGATGATTTAATAATAAATGAATTAAAAGATTTATTCATGTGTTTATATTAGAAAGGTAGGTGATAACATGATAAATGAATATGATAGACCTTCAAAAGGTTATAAAACTTCTGAACAATATGATCACCCTGCAACAGTTTTATATGATAACTTTGCACCAAAGGTTGAAGAAGAAGTTTTTGCAACTGACACTGTTTCTGTACCTGAAGTTGTTGAAGAAACAGTTGAAGAAGTAGTTGAAACTACACCTTCTGAAGTTGCAGAAGAAATAATTGAAGAAAAGGAAGGTGAAGAAAATGCTTAAACCTTTAAATGTATGCAATAGCCGTATAAGTAAAACCTTACCACTTGCTTTTGATGAATCACTTAGTTATCTTGAAATGCTTTGTGCAACTTTAGATAAATTAAATGAAACAATAGAACAAGTTAATAGAAATACTGAAGTTGCAGAACATTATGAAGAACTACTTCAAGAAATTGAAGAAGAAGTTAATAGACTTGAACAAGAATATGTTGAATTTAAAGAATCAATTGAAAATGAAATTGATGAAAGATTTACATTAATTCAAAGTCAATTAACAGTTTATATTGAATCACAAATTGCAGTTTTACGATATGAAATTCAAACACAATATGATGAACTTAATCAAAAAATTGATGATATTGTTGCAGGTGATATTAATGTTTATGATCCAACTACAGGACAAACTTCACCAATTCAAACAGTTATAAATAACTTGTTTGATATGAATAGAAGTAATGCTATAAGTTGTACTGAATTTGATTCAATAGAATTAACAGCAACTGAATTTGATTCAATAGAAATTACAGCATATAATTTTGATGTTAACGGCAAAGATTTAATAAATGCTTAAAATATGATATAATATAATAAAGGAGATGATAAAAAATGAGTAGTACAAATAAAACTACTAACTACGATTTATCACAATATATAGGTTCAGATAAACCAACCTATTTAAGTGATTATAACAGTGATATGTACAAAATTGACGCACAAATGAAAGTAAATGCTGACAATGTTGCAACAGCAATTAGTTCAGCAAGTACTGCAACAAGTACTGCTAACACTGCTAACTCAACAGCTAATAGTGCTTTAAGTACAGCCCAAAGTGCAAGTTCAACAGCTAATAGTGCAAGTTCAACAGCAAGTAATGCACAAAGTACTGCAAATAGTGCACTTGCTACAGCAACATCAGCACAAGCTACAGCAAATACAGCTGAGGCAAATGTCGAGAAATTCAATTTTGATACATTTACAACTATAGACAAAGCTGATACAACAGGGAGTGGAGTTGCTAATGATTACATTGTTTCAGGTTTAACTTTAGCAACTAAAAATGGTGACAATTCAATTTTTAAATTATATGGTCAAGTAATTGCTTCACTTACAACTTATAATGTTGATGGTTATATATCTTTTCAAAGTCCACTAAGACCTACAAATGATATAACAATTACTTATGCTGGTATAACAGTCTTTCAGGCTAGTGATTCTAGTATAAGAGCTATAAGACAAGCATTATTTGAAGTAAAAACTACAGGAGAAATTAGAATCAAAATACCAACTTATGGTTCTAACCCTGAAAATAAAAGAATTTTACTTGACGCTAATTTATATTTTGTTAAAGA